GCTTTGTAAGCGAACTCATGGCGGGTAACATACCCAAACAGTATAGGCTCATACTGGGCACTTGCAGTTGGGCACCGGGTCAACTAGAAGGTGAGATATCTGGTCAAGAGCCCTGGAATAAGGAACACAGTTGGCTAGTGGCGCCAGCAGACCATGATGTGATATTTGGTCTAACTGGCATGGATCTTTGGCGAGCCAGCGTAGAGCTCAGTGCTAAAAGTGCTGTCAGCGATTGGATGAGTTAATCACGTTCACTGTTTAGGTTTGCCAGCATGTCTCTAATTCTGCTGGTATCGGTCTTAGCACGTATTTTACCCACAGCAATGCCATCATCAGGTTCACGTGCCTCATCTGAAGCACTCACTGTGCTGGTCTTTTTCAACCCATCTAATATACTAGAAGCACCACTTTGCGCAGGTCTCCCGCCACCCTGATTAAAGCTGGATTGTGGACTATCGCCTTCCTCTCCTGGATCAGTGATACGCAAACTGTCCAAGTTATAGTCCAAGTCAATCTTCTGTCCCACAGCACTACTTGAACGAGTTTTCATAAACTGTATTTGATAGCGACCACGCTCACGCATGGCTCTACTGGTAAAGATACCAATCACGTTGTCAGCTGTTTGAATCTTACTCAAGCCACCTGAAATATGACTGTGATCAAATTCAATTTCTTCCACAGCACTACGATTCAACTGACTTGCTGTTACACACACGCATTTGGAGTCCATGGCAAAGTTACGAATTTCTTCACTCACATACTTGTCTTTGACAAACAAGTTTTCAGCACTAATTTTAACGCTGATTGGCATCATCAAGTCCAAATAGTCAATTAGCACAACATCTGGCTTGTAGCCCTTTTTAACTTGATATTCTTTTATGTATGCTCTAAGGTCATTGACGTTTTTACCTGATGGCAAATACTTGACCTGAATAGCACCTTGACTCTTACCAGCTACCTTAACTTTTAGTTCAACATCATCAATGTTCCTAAAAATCTCTCTAGTAGGTAAACCAGTCATCATACTGTCTAAGCGCATAGCTACCAATTGTTCGCTTAGTTCCAAAGAAACGTACAGTACGTTCAAACCCCCCTGACTGAAGTTTATGGCTAAATTTTGTAAAAATAACGATTTCCCTGCGCCCGAGCCCCCGGCAAATATATTCAGCTCTCCCCTGTTGAAACCTCCAAAAAGTTTCTTGTCGAATGTCGGCCATCCTGTGCTCACTTGTCCATTTTTGTCTTTAAGTCCCATAAGTCTTCCTTTGGGATCTTCAAAATAATCTGTACCCATGTCTTTGTTAAGACTGATCTGTACTGCTGCCTTGATCATGGCTTCTACTGGTCCAAAGTCTCCTTTTTCCAGCATGTCGGCGCTTTTAATAATTGCTCGTTCTAAAGCCTTGTGTCTACTAAACTGTTCAAACTCATCTAACAGCCAATCATAGTTTTCAATTGGTAAACCTGTTACATCTTTAAAGTCTGTACTGCAACTGGTATTGACAATGTCCAGCTCAGGCATGACTTTGTATTTGTCTACATATCCGTTAATAAACTCGGCCGCATCTTTCAGTTTGCGATCAAAGTTTTCAGCATCAAAAATGTTTTGGCAACGTACAAAAGTTTCTGCGTCACTTAGAAACATTTCTAAGTACAGTCGTTGCATCTCGGTAGTATAGTTTGTTTTTTGCATGTTTAGTCTGGTGTTTTGTTAAATCTTGAAATAAAACTTTCTAAATAGCAACTGTACTCTTTACAGTCGCTGGTTGCTTTGTTCATTATATTTTCTCTATAATGTACCCAAGTGTGTCCATCTAGTTCTACTATATGTATTACCATAAATTTTTTGCCATTGGATTCCCACACACTGCCTGATTTTATTTGAGTAGTCATTTAATTTCCTTTGGATAACGTTTCATTAGTAGTTCTAATTTTACTTTGTTATCTGTAGCTGTATCTAATATTGTCTTTATGGTAAACAATCTACCATATCGCTTGAACGCTTCACTAGCATCTTTAATATCTTCTTCCCATTCGGGTATTGCCACAAGCCATCCCATTTCCATAGCTTCTTTGACAAATCCCATGCCAGTATGATCTCTGTCTGGTACCACTACTACTGTTTTGCCTAGACTATTAATTATAGCTTTCTGTTGTTCATTTGGCAAGTTTGTGAGTATGGCAACACCACCAATGGCTAATGCATCAAATGGGCCTTCAGTTACAAAGACCACTTTGCTGGTATATTTTTGATTGTCTACATTGAACACATAGCCTGTTTGATTCTCACTCAGATATTTTGGACTACCAGGTACAACTTTTCTAGCAGTATATCCTACACATACTTTATTGTGATAGAATGGTATGACCAGTCTATCTTTATATCCTGGCATAGGACTGTATAACCAATTATAATCTTCTAATGTATGCCCACGCTCTAATAGATACTCTAAACATTTAATTGCATCTTCATGTTCTAATATTGCTTCTGCTAGTGGCATTGAATCTAATGGAGGTGCAACTTCTTCAAAATCTTTAAAAGTAACTTTGTTGTTAGAACCATTGTCTAATAGTTTAAGAGCTTCTAAACTCCATTCATTGACCTTGCTGGTAGGTACATTAAGCCATTTAAAAAATTTTTTATTTTTTCCGCTTATCTGTCTACCTGGTTGCCAACTGGTTTTAAATCCACAGTTAAAACAATGATAGCTGAACCCACCATGACTGATAAATCCACCACGCTGCCTAGTGTCAGCTGACTCACCGTTGTACACACAGCAAGGTGCATCAAAACTAGTCCAGCCACTGGACGTTTGTTTTCTTTTAAAAGGTAGATATGATAGTAGTTCTGTCTGTAATAGACTCATACTACTATTTTAGCTTCTATATAGGACTTTGTCAACGGATCCGGCTGTTTTAGTATATTCAAACTTGAAGAAGTTGAAAGCACCATATAGGTTAGCATATTCGATGACATTTTTATTAGTATGGTCAGTTGAGCTTAATAATGCCCAATTGCCGTTGTCACCGTCTATGCTGTTGTTTAGTGAGCCGTAAATTTTGAAATTACCAGTGAAATTATTAAAATATATCGCAGCCGTGTGTAAGTCAGCATTGCCCTTGCCGTCTCTGTTGGCAGCAACTTTACCTGTGGTAAATTTGTCGTCAGGTTGTTGATTGAAGTTTAATGTTTCGCTATCAACAAACTTAGGGGTTATACTGTCAATTAGTTCAGCAACCCCAGTCATAGTGCTTGCACCATCAACGAATACAGGACTTAATTCATTTGTATCTAAATCTTCCAAATAAATTGAATAGTTGTATTTTCCTGAGTTCAAATTAGCAGTGTCTCTGCCTACTAATCTTAATTCAGCAGAACCTCTTAGATTGTAAGTAACAAATTTAATTGCACTTCCTATAGGAGCCAATGACGTAGTTGCCATGCTCAATGTCACTTGTGCGCCGTTAATAGATTGAACTGTTGTATTTTTCTGTATGCCAACACCATATACGCTTTGACCAACACTCACGTTGGTTGCGTTATTCAAGGTAATAGTAGTTCCCACAGCGGTTTGAGCAGTGGCAATAGTTTTAGATACAGTATCATCTAGTACTGTAATTCCTTTGGAAAGTACACGCTTGTTGGTACTTTGGTCATAAAGATTGAACCTAAAACTTTTATCACTGATATTAACAGTGCGTTGTTCACCATTTAAAAAATTAAATCGGATCGTGTTTTTGATCCCTTTTGCAATATTAGCATAGCCATGAAACATATCATCTACCCCCATAACGGAATTATTTTCCAAATCTATGAAAACTCGGATGGCTGGTGTATATAAATAGACTGGTAAATTCAACATACCCATATTTATAGTGAACGACATAACAAATACATTACAACAGACATTCCCATTTTTAACCTGCGTTCGTTGCAACGAACTGGAAATAGTGGGCATAGTTATTAATCAAAACGACAGCGTCCTAAGCATCTATGATCTAGGAGCAATTCATAACGACATTGAAAAACAGGGTCTCTTAGATCTTGGCGAACAGTGGTGGTGGGAAAGCAATAGAAAGATCCCAATTAATATATTCCTAAAAGGTGAGCTTGAAAACTACCGAAGATATATTAAAACTATCAACAGCAAGGACATTGTCCTAGTGTTTGGTCCCATTGTTAACTTAAATGAAATAGCAGAAAAACGAGTTAAACGAAAAAGTATTCAACTTGTTCGCAGTGTTAGGAAAATCCGTAACTAATCGCTTTACAAATATTATTCATTTGTACCACAATGGCATGCGCATAAGCAACCGCATGACTTTTCTTAAAACTGTATTCGTCTTCAGTTTTAACCCAAATCTCATCTTTAATACTGTCCCAACCTTCACGCTCTACCTTTGAAACAAGGTGTCTTTTGCCTGGACGAATCAAAGCCAATAGCATAGCAAGTTGTTCTATATTTTTTGGTTTTACCTGAGCAACTAATGAATGATATCCATTGATGTGAAATATCAAATCACAAAACTCTTTTTGTTCTAATAAATCCCAAAGAGGTTCAACGGATAGTAATTGATCAATCTCTTGTTCGCTAGCAATGTCTTTATAAATTGAAACATTCAAGAAATCTATTTTAAAATAGCCTCGATTTTCAGCTTCCTCATAATCAATACTAGCAAGACCTGTTACAGAATCGTACGGGATAGAAGTACAATATACACCAGTATTGTGCTTTTTAACTGTACCATTTTCAATACGACTCGCTGGCACATGCTTTATTAATTTAAGCGCCGAGTCTCTATCAAAAAAGTCTATATCAATATCAGGCATTATTCTATTCCAGCTTCTTTACAAATTTCTTTTACAAGTGCAATCTCACTAGGATATGTTTTAAATCTCTTCATCCAATATGCAGGATCTATAATATCAGAAACAATGTTTAATTGTTCGTCATTAAATTTAGCCAGCATATCCTTTCCACTATTGCAATTTAACAACAACCAAGGACTAATTAATCCGTCAGCAATATGTCTAACTGATCGATTAATGTTAACGTAATTAAAGTAGTGTGCAAAATTTGCATCCTGCTCTTCTCCCCATTCCATCATGGTATTAAGGGATCGTTGTATAGCTGAGTCCACTGGCTCGATCTTAATCATTTCGGATAGATAGGTATAGTAGAGTTCATCGCGGCACCAATGATCGAGCTTAACTCCGGATTTGATAACATAATCCACAAACTTGTCAGGATAAACAGGATTAACGTTGTTAACAAAACTGCCAAACTTAACAAACGCATTGTAGTATGGGCTTTTACAAAAATCTTCATATGTTTTATCTTTCTTAGCATTTTGAGTTAACCTATAGAATCTATTGTAAGTCATGAATCCAGCTTGCACTCTTTTTTCATCTCGTTGCAATGCCCTACGTTTTTGTTCACACATATGGGCCACCAAAGTTGCTTCTTTGGTATATCCCTTACCACAGTGAACACACGTATAGTTACTCATACTCTTTGCGTTGCTTTTTGTCGAACCCCAACTCGTTAAACAGATTTTCAATTTCGTCCTTGCTCATTAAACTTGCTAATAATTTTACTTCATCCATTTTCATTGCTGGATTAAGTTCAGCAATTAATTTTTCAATCTTAACTGCTTTTTCTTTTTTACCTGCGGCAAGATATGGATGATATGCTTTTGCACCAGTCCCACATCCAGCAAACAATTTCCACAATAAACCTTTATGATTTTTGCTAAGTTTCCAGTGATGCTTGTTGACTAGCTCATTAGTCATTTCTACAAACCACTCTTGGACATCATTGTCACCTTGTACATTACTAACATAACGCATTAGTATGTACGGACTAAATGATTTACGTTCTTCATCACTAAGGTTGTTATACATGTCTTTATCTCGCATGTCAACACCATGTAGTTCTTTTTTGATATCAAGTGCCATGTTCTTTACTCAAATTATATATTAGTATACACTGATTTAAAGCATTTTGCAATGCAGGATTTGTTCGTGACGCTCTTCGAATTTCACCCCAAAGTTTGGCATCCATTATATGGTCATGTAACGGTCTACCATCACCAGTCCTAGGATCATAATTTGGTTCTTCTGGACGATAATCCCAACCGTGTATTTGTCTAGTATTTGGGTCTGCTCCAAATTCTCTAGAGTATACTACGCCATCACTGCGTTCGTATATTAATTTTGCACCTGGTTTAAGTTGTCCCATAATATCACCAACATTTTGAATAATCAACTAGTTCACTTTGACGACTGACTTCTTTAACAAAATAAGCACATGTGGGAGCCTCTCCACCGTGCAAAGGAGTCGCAAGTAACTGTCCTAATCTCATTTTAGGAAAATACCATTTTACATCTTGATAGACATTGATAATATCTACTGGATAAAATTGTGGTTTAAAACTACTAATTGGATTAAAAGTATAAGCACTAAATCCTCGATCGTTTAAACTGGTTAGTGGCAATACTTCCATATCACCTGTACTTTCTGGATCACCAACAATCATGCACCAGTCAAGTGGCATTTGAACTTGCCATGGACCAATTTGTAGTACTGCCGCAGGGCAAGTAAATGACTCTAAGAATATTAGAGGTTGAAAAAAGTAATCTGGTTCTTTAGGATCACTGTTGTCCAAAACGGCAAACCTACAGTCCTCATCTACTTCTTCTGGGAGGTCATTCAAATAGAATGTCTCATCTTTCAATGTTAAAATTTGCATTATTGATATTTCACCTTGTCTATTGTAAACGGATATTTTGCATCTTTGTAAAACTTTTTACGCTCCGTTAAATGTCTTTTTGCGTATTTGGTACTTGCAGTGATGTCCCAAATTTTTACAAAGTCTTTGTCCTCAGCTTTTCTAATGCCACGACCAATACTTTGAATAACTCGAACAAAACTCTTTCCAGGTTCAATTAGAACTAGATTAAAGATTCGCGGAATGTTAAGTCCCACAGCGGCTACACCATACGTTGCCACAATAATCTTATCATCTGATTCTCGAACTTCATCATAGTGCTCTTTCCTGTCAGTGGTCTTAACGTTGCCGTTAATAAACACACATTCCAAATGAGCACTTAATTGTTTGCCACATTCAATCCTATCAACCAGTACCAGTGTATTGCCTGTCTCTGACATTACTTTGATAAGATTAGCAACATAGGTTAAACGATCACTATCAGTAACTAGATATTTTAATTCTTCAGCATAACCACCAAACTCTTTCCATTCTTGAGTTTGTATTATGTTGACGTGGCAATTGGCCAAGTGACCTGCTTCCTGTAAAGTGTGTGCAGAAATACTACCAACCACTGGACCTAAACTACATTTAATACCTTCAAATTCAAAATCTTCTTTGGGCACTGTGCCAGTTAGTCCCCAACGTATTGGGCAGTGAGCAAATGCTCCTGTTAATAAATTCTTTAATACGTCTGCTTTGGCCATGTGTACTTCGTCAACAATCACGCACACAACACCATCAATGAACTCAATCAATTTCATTGCATCATCAAGTTCTTTACCTTTTTTCTCAAGTATATTAAGACTTTGCCATGTACAAATAGTGTGTGTCTTGTCTAAGTCTTTACGATCACCGTAGTAAACACCTACGTCTAATCCAACGTTAATATAGTCTTCTTCTGTTTGTTCAACTAGACCTTTATTTGGCACAATAACAATAGTGCGTCCATATTTTTCACACATATGACTCATTGTTGCAGTCATAATTGTTTTACCAGCACCAGTTGCTAACTCTTGTATGCTTTGTGGATTTTCTAAAAATCTATTAATTGCATCTGGTTGATAGTCACGTAGTAAAATTGGCTCGCCTTCTTTAACGTGACCTTTGGGCCAAACTTTTCCTTTGTCTGCCCAATATGTTTCAGTAACTTTTTCAAATTCAAGTTTAGTTGGGTTACGCAAATCTTCTAAATCAATATCAAATCCACGGCTTTCTAATTCAGGTAATACCCTATCTAACATGCTTAGGTATGTAGTTCCTCCCAAGCCAAAAAAGCTAACAGTGCCATCCCATCTGCCTAATTTGAAAGCGGGCATGTGTCTTGCATAAGGCAATTCGTACTTAAACATTGACACCAATTTTTTTCTGGTATCTAAATCTAAACCTTCAATCTTTACATTAACTTCATCTTTTAATACTATTTTACAAGACGACAAATCCATCTCCTTGTTTTGTATGTTCGTTGTGAGCAAAATTGAAAATTGAGTTTTTCATAATACTTTGTATGGTATGGTGTGTGTACACATACTGATTTTCAAACAAACAAATATTTGCAATTTTTTCATTTTTTACTAAACTTTTTGGGTATTTTCCGCCTAAGAATATCCACTTTACATTGTCCTGTGTGGACTTATTTAGGTTATAACTTTTTACTACACTATTGAATTCAACGCCTGCACCTTCATTGTTTTGCCTAAACAACACGGCAACATCATTCAAATTGATTCCACACATTTCTAGGTCAAAAATCCAGTTTTTTAGGGTTTCTGCGGTGGAATTTTCATTAAGGAATATCACATTGATTGTGTCCATATCCTTCATGAAGTGTAAAATTTGTGTACGTGAATATTTTTGTTTTGGTAAAACAAAATTTTGTTTTTCGTGTTGCTTGAAAATGTTATACATTGGATATTCAGAGCCAACAACACCAATTTCTTCGTAAATTTCGTCACCGTAGACGCTTACTGCTAATTTTACACTTTCAATTAAGGCACTGGTTAAGTCAGTAGAACTAAAATTTGATTTTATATTTTTAAAACAATATGTGTCGTTAGCTTTAACTAGCATAGGCACATAGTCTTCAAAATTTTCCTTAATTTTTTGGTATTTTTCCAATATTTCTGTTATTTCGTCACTGACTTCAAATTTTAAAGGTATAAGCTCATTAAAAATAAATTCTAAACTTTTTTCATTTAGATCAAACTGCCAAGTTTTAGTATCAGGATCCCAGTTTGGCTTTGTCAAATTTGTTTTTGACGAAAATTGACGAATTTTTGTGACTAGATCTTGGTTAAATGGAAATTTAACTCTAAATTTTTGATCTTTGTAATCAAGTGTAACTGCACTTTGATTATCAATCACTCTAAGTATATTTTTATACACTGGAGCTTCAATCAAAAGCTCAATATTTTGATGACCGAGGGCAAGGAATTGCTTTTTATACTTTTTTAGCAATCTTAATGCGATCTCTGCCTGTTTTTGAGTAAATGCTTTATTGTCAACGCACTGCCAACCAAGACTGTTAGCAATTTTTTCATCAAATGTGCTAACGTGTATTTGGCTAATGGCGAATAGTTGTACAAAATCTTCAATATACTTCATATTTTAAATTATACATGAAAAATATGTGTAAGTCAAATATCTTGTATTACTGTTATTGAAATATTGTTATTAATTTGCTGAGTAGTAGTGCCGTTGATATAATCAGGAGTCAGCATTCTTATCGCTGGGTCATCACAATTGAATAACCAAACATCATGTTTTGCAAAATAGACAATAGATTCTAAATTTTGGTGTACTGCTGTACTAAAGAATTTATCTACATCAAATTTTGACACAAATTGGTCTGTGACGTATAATGCAAGGCCCTGGTACTGATTAAAAAATGGCACAAAAAATTGAAAAACATCATGATCAGCATCTTTGGTCAATTCATACTTGACTAAATCACTTTTTCTAATAATATGAAAATGCAAACTTTCTTCACTGGTACGTTTGATTTTATCCAAACAGGAATCAGCGTTTCCATTAACATCGCCTATATAGATTTTTCTGGTCATACTGTCACGTCCTCCATTCCTGCAGTTCTTAACTTGATAATATTACTCATTTGCCATTGTTTGATATCAAGAGCTTTAATGATACCAAGCCATTTATTTCTAATTAATGCAAACTCATTTATTAGCTTTTCAAAATCCACAACATCGGCTTCACCATCTACATATTTTTCAACATCTCTACTGCTCAATGCACGTTGATAGTTTTCTAAATATTTTCTAAATGTTTTACTACGTAATCTCCGTAATTCAATATTTAGGTATTCTAGTATTGCTTCAATTTCCTGTAATTGGTTAAAGCGAAGCTCAACAATGCCAGGCAACATTGAACTTGCTTTTTCCAGACTACCGTAAATCTTACACTCTTGCTGTGCTAGAACCATTTGGTCATAATAGTACTCAAGGCAAGCAGGAAGCTCGCCGAGGTCCTTACTTACCTTGTTGTACCACATTAATAGTCCTCGTCTTCGTAAGATTCTTCATCTTCATCTGCATCATCGTAGCCTTGTTCCTCACGAAGTAGGGCTTTGATTGCTTCATCTAAATGACTATCTAATCCTTGCAGACTCTCTAAAACCTTTGTGTCAACATCTTTGTCAACTAAAAAGTCAACAAAATGGTTGGCAGCAATATCGATGTTCTTGCCTGGGATATACTCTTTAAATAGATCCCAAACTTCAATGATTAAATGTTCTTCCATAATTATTCAATTTCCTCTACAATTGCTTCACTTGCTTCTACTTTCGCCAATGAAGTATTGTAATTAGCCATAATAATAGTAAGACCGTCTTTTTCGTTGTTTTGCCACGCTTTACGGAATTGTTTAATAATTTCACCATCAGGTGTAACATAAACAAGACTGTTGCCTTCTTTCTTAAGAAGACCTTTAGCTTCAGCAAGATCAACTAGACCACTAAAAGGACTCATACCAGCTTCGTAAGGAATTTCAACTTGAACGCTTTCAAACGGCTTAGAATATCGAGTTTTCATAATCTTACATGCGGCACGAATACCGTTTACTGTCGTAGTTTTGTTACCATCTGCGTCTGTTTTTAATTTTAACTTACGCATGGCTACAACGATACTAGACGCATAGATAAAGCCTTGTCCTCCTGAGATCTTATCATCAGGATCAAACATATCTTGACTAGCGTATGTGTGATTAGTACAAACTAATCCAACATTATAACTACCAAACATGTTTACACAATTACGAACAAGTGCTGTAAGTGCTTTAGGTTTACGGCCCATATCACCTTTTAGATCACCTGCTTCAAACTGATTAATGTCAGTAGGAGTCAGCAACATACCTAAACTATCAATCACAAAAAGAACTTTTGGACGATTGCCTTCTTCCATTGTTTTGTACTCTTTCATGAATTCGTGGATTGTTTTTGCCACGTCATCAATCATAGCCATGTTCAATTTAAGAAGTTTGTCTTCGCTTGTATCAACACCTAAGGCATGCAACCATTTTTCATCAAGTGCGTTTTCACTGTCTACTAGGACAACGAAAATTCCTTGTTCTTGTGCGTGTCTTACAATATTGCCTGAGCAAATATAACTCTTACCTGCACCACTTTCACCTGCAAACACAGTGACTTTACCCAAAGGAATACCCTTGTTAAAGTCGCCACTGATCAAGTAATTGAGTGCGAAGTTTCCTGTACTAATCCAGTCTGTAGGATCGTTAAAACCAACACCAAGCCCATCAATAGACTTAGTGAGGGTTTTACGAAACTTAGAGACATCAAATGCCTTTCCCATTCGTAAACCCTCCTAAATTATTCTGATTTATTTTGACGTGCGCGAATTGCGGCAAGAATATCTTGCGCTCTTTCACTACTTGGTGATTTTCCAGCTTCTTGTGCAGGAGCACTTGCTTGTGCAACTGGCTCTGCTCTAACTGCTGGTTGTGCAACTGCTACAGGTGCGGCAACATCAACTGCACCTACATCTGCCTCAGCATCAACACTACGACCACTACCACTACCTGTTGCGCCAGCTGGCTTGTAGTATTGCCCCCAACGATCCATGTCAAATGCTTCGCCATCTACAGATGCTTCAAACATCTCTTTGATAACTTTCAATTCAACATCTGTTGGTTTCTTTGGAAGGAAGTCCCTTAGATTGTGCAAGCCGTTTGTTTTGATAGCATCCTGTTGTTCTTGTGTAATGCTTGATTCTCTGCGTGACCATTTGCTTGTGCTATAGTCAGCATAGCCACCTTTAGTAGTTTTGACAATTTTGAAGTCAAGACCACGAACATAGTCGGTTGGCATTTCTTCAATCTCATTATCCATCAATGCGGCCTTGATAATGTTAAAAATCTGAGGACCAATAATGAAACGACGGACTGGATTTTCTGGAGTTCTATCTTCTTTGAACTTGCCAGCATCAACTACGAATCCTTGGAAAACGTAAGATTTCTTTTTCCAATACTTGCGACCCATGTCTTCCAAACTCTTGTCCTTAAACCAAGGACGCACCTCAGTTAGAACTGGACAAGTTTCGCCCCACATTTCCATACAAGGAACTTGTACAGTAACTGGACGTGAATCTGTTTGACCTTTAATACCAGCAAATGGTAGTTTGATCATGGCACGTTCTGCCCAGAAAAATGTGTTATTTGGATCGCTGTCTGGAATGAATCGGACTGTTACTTCTTGTCCTTCTGCAATATTCCAGTGAGGGAAAATGGCGTTGTCGCCACCTGTTTGACCACCGCTTTGAGTGCGGCTATTTTGCTCTTGAAGCTTTGCTCTAATTTCTGCTAAAGATGCCATAATGTTCTCCTTTAATATGCCTTTAGTTTGCCTTACTTTGTAATGTGCCACTACACAAAACAAAAAGCGCATACATGTTATTGTATACGCTTTTATTTAGCAAGTCAACTGAAATTAATATTTAGATTCCGGCTAACTTTTTCAAATCAAACATTTCACTGGATTTACCAGTTGCTTTTGGTTTAGAGCCTATTCCTGCTAATTTTTGTAACTCAGTATGGTCAGTGCTTTCGTTAATCTTTTTTGTTAGTACTGGGGATTTGTTTATGGCAGTTAAACCGCTAGACTTAATTTGTCCACTTAGTTTCTTTAAATCCTCAAACATTTGTTGACTAGTTTGCTTAACTTGATTTTGATTTGCCATTTTTTGAATTAATCTTTCTGCTAATTCGCCTGCTTTATCGCCAAATTCTTTTTGTACTTTAATAGCAACGCCTGTTTCGCCTAATGGGAAATTGCCTGTGTTACGATCATAGAATCCCATAATAAACTCTGCAATCTTTTTCATGTTTGAGCTGTTGCCTTTGTCTTCATATGCGGCACCTTCTCTCTCATTAACCTCTGCACCAAAGCCCGTATTGTCTTGTTTAATGCCACCACTCTTGGCCTGGTTTTTTAAATTGGTAATGAATTGAGCATCATCATCTTCTTCGTTGTCAATGCCCTTTAATTGTGCATCTATGTCTTTGTCGCTCATTGTGGCTTTGGGTTTTTGCTCACCACTGTGATTGGTGATTCTATCCCAAGCGGCATAAGTTCTTTCATCACTCACTCCCATCATTGGCAGTGTGTTAAAGAATTCGCTTTCAATATCTTCTGGTTTAATCTCACCTTTACGAATAGCCATTGCTACTCGAGCAGTGTATTCTGCGGCAGCTTTTCTTTCTTCAGGAGTTTGATCTCCTGTATTTTCTTGAACACCTTCTTGTGATGATTCGTATATGTAATCGTTAATTTTATCATATAATAGATCACTATGATCATCTCTAAGTTGACTCAATTCATCATCGCTTAGTTCAGTACCGTCTTCAAAAGAACCTGCGCTAAAATATGCATCAGAAAAATCTGGATAATCACGTGTGTCAATACCGTCAACTTCTAAACTGGTAATGTCGACTGCTTTTCCATTGATCTCAATTCCTTGTTGGGCGCCTTCTTGAACAGCTTGTTCTAAACCTAATGCGCCAAATACTTCTGGCTCGTAACGACTTAGATATTCAATTACTAACCCCTTTGCGTCTGAGTCTGGACCATCTGTTTCTGCTAGTTGTGCAAATTGTTGTCTTACTTCGTTAGACAAGTTAATGCCTAATTCTTCTAGTGCTCCACTAGCACTGTCACCATTAATACCAACGGGGAAGTGTTCACTTAATAAGTCTTTTAGTGAATTAATTTCTTCAGGAGTTAATCTTGTTTCAATCAAAGTAGTAGTCCATGTGTCAAACTGATGATCTGGACTCTCTGCTACTAAGTCTTCTAAACTGACTTCTTCTGTTGTGTCTTGTACTTGTGCAACTTCTTCTAAATCAATGTCACTGTTTTCCTGCATAATGCGATGTATTAATGGGAAAATGTCAGCAATGTCTTCTTTAAAACTTTTAACAGTGAACTTGTCTTTATAATCTTCTAATGTAATTTGATCCATTAATGGTTGGTCGTCACTAGAAACTGTACCAAAGCTATTTTTAAATTCTTCGTAGTGATGTTGACGACTCAACTTAGCCATAGTTACTTTCAAGGATTCTAGTTTTGCAGTTGCTCGTTCCACTATGTGGTTATTCTGAGTGTTCATCAAATCTTCTTTTTGAACATAATGTTTGAATGATTTTAGTTTAGCAATGTCTTCACTCATTTCAATAATTTTCTTGCCTATTGGGTCGTGTGGTAGTCCGCCATTGGCCACATGTCGTTGCATTGCTTCTGCACCAACCTTATGATTGAATGGATACTTGTATCGTTCACCAATAGCATTTTCAATAAACAATGCTTCAATGTTTCTGCTACGTGCTCCTGGAATTGACTCATCTACTGTTTTACTATGTCTAATAATTAAACGTGTCTTTTCCAAAGGTTTATAACTAGTGCGACTAGTACCTTTCATAAGTGATTCATTCATAACTGATTCCTTTTTGGCCAAATAACCGTAATCTCTTTTGTCTAAATTTGTTTTAGAAATATCTCGTGTGTCAAAACTCATTAGTCGCTTCATGGCAAATTTTCTCATTTCTTTTAAAAAATTATACCATGTTTTTGATATAATTGGATCTACATCTTCTAAAATATTTCTGTTGAAATAGATTTTTAAACTACCAGGCTCGTTGATACTAATACTAACAGTGCCTAAATTGATACCTTCAAATACAGCATCAAAATCAAACAATCTGCCCTTGGTAGCTTCAAATGTAGGTTGCCCATCTCCGTCGCCCCTCTCCATTTTGGGGAATCTGCTACGGATTTTATAGAACAAGTCCTGTGCGATAATGTCTTGATTAATCATAATGATATTTATGCTTTCCTAGCTCATGAATATAGGCATAGGCATGACTACATCTTCACCTTTTCTTAGAAGATCATATACCTGTGGATCCCAATCGCTCAGTACCCCTAACATACGTACTGAGACTAACATGCTCATAACAAGGTCATCATGTTCCCCTTGTTTAGCTCCAAAACTGGTTCCAGACGCAATAAATGCCTTAAGTTGACTGATTAAAGCCTTACTCTTAATGTCAATTGATTTAGTTTCTATTAGCTGTTTTAACTTGGCACATGCTGATATTTTGCTGTTGTGTGTAGTATTAAATCCTTTACGGAATTTACGTACATGTCCTTTGCGTATGGGTTCACTGATGAATAAGCCTGGTATATATTCTTCGCCAATCTCGTTAATAGATACCAATGCGGCTTCACCTACTGTATTATTTTCCACACTGTAATATACTTTAGGTGCATTGTCTCCGCCACCTGCTTCTTCAGTTATATATTTGCAAATATCCCTAAGTATTCTAACCTGTGCTTGTATAGGGGTCATGTTATGTTGCCATTCTGCAACTTGTTTCATCCCAGGTATCTCAAACACTTGTATGGCTGCATAGTCACCTCCCGTGCCCAAACTAGGATCTAAACTAACTAGATAATTTTTATTCTTTTGTATCTTACTGTACCAGCGCACTTGTCCTACTCGCATGATAGGTTCTACACCTTCCATTTCTGCAAGGAACAGGGCACTGATCAATGTCTCATCAAAGATAATAAATTCACATTCGTGTTCACGACGAAATCTTTCTTCACCAATGCGTGAGCGTTCTTCGTTAGCCCACTTTTCATCTCTATCTGGATGTTCGCTCCAATGTGCCTTAAATGGGTGGAATCCATTTGACCCAACTTCTTGTTCGTTGCCGTATTCGTCAAATCGTTTGTTGGCTTCTTTCCATATTTGCGCAAACTGGTCTTCGTCACTATTTGGTGTGCTGGTAATAATTGCTTTACCACCAGTTGACAAAGTAGGAGATATTGAAGTCCAGAACTCGCTGGCTATATTTGGTGGTACGAATGCAAACTCGTCAGCGTACAGTAGTGTAATAGACATACCACGACCAGTATTACTTGTTGTAGTCTGTGACACAATACGTGAGCCATTGTCAAATTCAACACTGCCTTTGTTATAACTAGTAACACCTGCTCGTAAAAAGTCTGGACACATTTCATAAGCATAACGAACACGTTGCATAATTTCTTGTGCTCCAGTGTATTTGTGTGCGGCAATTAAAATAGTACTATCTGGATTAAACATGGCATACCATAATAGATATCCCGCCGCAGTAGTCGTCTTACCTGTTTGTCGCGGCATCATGTTTACATTGAATCTGTAATTATGATAACTGTTTAACAGTCTTTCTTGGTATTCAAAAGGTTCAAATCGTATTTGACCTTTAACTGGGTGTTGTATGTAGAAAAAGTTTCTTAAAAAATAATCCGGACCCGTAACAGGGTCTGAACATTTGAGCATTTGTTCTATTTCAGCTTCTGTCCACTTTTGTCGGACATGCGCCTTTTTAATTAATACACCGTCTAAACTTTTTGCCATATGTTTGATTAAAAAGCCTGCGCTGGGCAGGCTTTATTGGTTCCTGTTAGGAATATTTATTGACCATTCTTGAAAGCTTCGTACTCTTTGAGTAAAGATTGTGCTAGGCCTTCACCTAATCCTGGATTACCTTTTGGCATTGTGCCATCCATTCTGTCGCCTTGTCCTGGCTGATTTGGACGGAATACCATTTTTTCTGGATCGTAATTGTCATACTCTCTTGGATCAGCTGGAGTATTTGCGTACTCTTCTTCCATGCTGCCAGTCAAAGGTGTTTTGTTTAATTCGTCCTCTTGTGGATCCATGCTGTCATGATCGTGGTCATGGTCGTGATCTGGAGCACTAACAATATCAATTGCTTTGACCATGGGCATTGGAGCCACTGGACCGCCTAACATGTCAGCAGTTACTGGCTTAACTCCTGCTAGATCCATAATGCTCTTTAGCATGTTAGCAACTTCTTCACCACTAGATGCAGTAGCATTAATGCTTATAGTTGCTGGAGTTGAACCGCTTGACGGCATGCCCATTCCGCACTCGTCTATTTGTTTTGATTCATTCAATTTAGTAACTTCCTTTACTTTGGTTAGTCCTGATACGTTGTCTCTGCTAGTAATTGATTTTGTTCCTGCTAACTTCAATATATCTGATAAATTTTCTGATAATGATTCTTTTTTCAAATAAGAAGTATCTGTATCTACTTCTGCTTCTTTAGCGGAAGAATCAATTGCATCTGGGTCAGTCATTGCTGACGAAGCCACTTGACCTGGTGCTTTAACTATTGCACGATAACCTTGACCAATTGCGTTTGCGCCCATCCCTACTAGACTGTCACCACCAGGCTTTTCTTCAGAACCAGTTGCATATCTGTAACCACCTTCTACACCCCCAACAGCAAGTGCTGGTATTGGACTTTTTCTAACAATTTGTTGACCAGTAGTAAATTTATCTGGAGTTGGTACTTTGTCTGGAGTATTAGGAACTTTTACACCGCCCTTACCTGTTCTACTACCAAAATTAGCGATATCAATATCTGTTTGAGTATTTTTTAGATTAGATATTTTTCTATCTATATCATCAAGTTGGTCTGGCGTAAACTTGTCAGATCGCACGGCATCTAATTTGGATTTTTGTAAGGCTGCAATATCAGAAGCAGTGTCAGCACTGGATTGCATATTTCGAGCAGTAGTAGCATCTGCTGGATTTGTGAATCCTCTTTTCTTAAATGGGTAACTTATAGTATCCACTGCGGCGTCTACTGCCTTGCCGCCAAGTTTTTTTGCAACATTCCAGCCGCTCAAAAATTTATTTTCATTTGTAATGTCATGCATTTTCATAATTTTTATCCTTTGGACAGTTTCTTTATTCTTTCAAGTTCTGCATTCGATGAGTCAATGTTAGTTTCATCTAACGCATCACTGGCAGCGTTTAATCCTGTAGTTACTCCAGCACTAGCAGTACCAGTCTTTACACCAGTTGCTGCCACACTTGGTAAGTTTTTATTTGCGATAGCTCTAGCTTCTGGATTGGTAGCAACTTCCTTAGCACCTTTAACAACATTAGTACCTACATTTTTTGCACCTTGCACGCCTTTATAAACCATATTAGCCAATCTTCCACCACGTGCCACTGTGGCTGCGCCTGCAATTGGAGCTGCCAATCCGCCGGTAGCGTATGTGGCTAGTGCTCCTAATCCTGCAATGCCTGCATCTGTGGCTGCGTCTGAATATGAATATGGAACATCTTTGTGAATTCTATCGCTCATACTCCACTCAGTTAATTCTTCAGCTAGCAAATTAAGTTGACTTGCCATCTCATGTAGTTCAATATTCTCTTTTGGATCATCACGACCAAGATTTAAAGGATCAAACGTTCTCACACCATTGATGGTTTTCATTGGCTGATATCCTGATTCTTTTGCGGCGTCTTTTCCTGGAGTATCGAGTGTATGTGCAAGTGCTTTATTTCTAAGATCTGTAGTTACTGGAGTTTCCTTAGCGGATGAGTCCATTTTTCCGCTTTGACCTGGCGCTGCCGCAGGGGCTGGATCTTTAAGATTTAATTTGATTGCGCCTTCTGCATCTTTAAATGGTTTCTCATACCAACTTCTTTTATCAGTAGGAAATTTATCATCGCTTGGCACAGCTCCAGTACGTTGTAATGCATT